CGGTCGTAAATCTCCGTCAACGCCAGTTGGGCAATTGCTTTCCACCCCGCGTGTTTTATTTTGTGCAGTCCTGCACCCGAAATCTTTGTTACCTCTTTGTCTGCCACCTCAATGAAATAGTGGTTGCTCGTAGGCTTTGTAATTAATGATAATGTTGCGCCGTATGCCTCCGTACCGCTCGAAGTGGCTGTATTAGATGCGGTCATTTCTGCGACGCTAATGCCAGAAGTATAAAAGCTCATACCGTTGGTGTCGCTGGGTCTTGCTATATAGGTATCACGCCCCGAATTGTTGAAAGAGTGGCCACTGATAGAACCGCTACCGTCTCCACCCATTACAAAGATACCGCGCCCGAAACGTGCCGTACCGTCTTTGAATAGGTTTACACTCGCGTTATTACGCGTGCCTCCGCACCAAATTTCGGGTAACGTGTCGGTTGTTGTTCCCGCCATCCCTGCCTCAACGTTACCGCTCGAATCTGTTATAACAAGTTCGTTGCTGCTCGCAAACTTTATTACCGCATTTTCTGCCAAAAGAAAGGCCGTATACAGTGCTCCTATACTGCTCATTTCTTCCCAATAGGTAGCCCAATTTGCGCCACTGCCTGGTTTTGTCGCTGCACTTGCCGTGTGGGTCTGCTTGCATAGATATGCGCCTGTAAAGCCGCCGTTTGCGTCTGTCATAACGCACGTATCTACAAACCGCGTCCCACTCGTTAAGGCGTTGTCGTTTCGGTATTCCTGCCCCTCTACCCACGCACCTGTCCTGCCTATTGCGCCGCTTAGCCCTGCATCTCCGTCTTTGCCGTTAAGCACAAAACCGCTGCCACTAATCAGGGGTATTACTATTGTGGTTAAGGTCGGATCAAGGCTATAACTCTCCCACCCCTGCCCAATCTGCAAACCGCTCATGCCTACAAAGTACCACCTATAACGTTGGCTTGTCCATGTACCTGTGCTCAATCCTCCGAAAGATTTTACCGCGTTTCTTAAATTCTCGGTACAAGAATTTGCATCAGCGGCCAAAAGTACAACGATACTGTCCGTGTAGCTTTGCATAAGTGTTACCACATCTTCGCAAAGTGAGGGGGTTGTATAGGTATCAAAGGTTTGTTTTGTTTCAAGTGCAAAGGTTGTTTTGTTGAAAGCGAACAAAGTAGTACCGCGCGTCTCTATACCGTAGACAGTTCCGTTAATCGTTACCTTACATTTTTCGATATTGGTTGCACCGTCTGCAAATGTGGTGCTTTCTACTTTCATCGTGTCAACACTCTTGCCGTCTGCACCTGTTGCGCCTGTGTCCCCTTTGTCCCCTTTGTCTCCTTTCGCTCCCGTATCGCCTTTCTCGCCTGTGTCTCCTTTGTCACCCTTTGCGCCTGTTTCTCCCTTTGCGCCCTTTGCGACTGTTAATTGCCATTTGGTCGTATCAGTGGGCAAAACCCCTGCACAGTCAGCAAGACAAATGTACAACTGCCCTCCATACGTTACCTCATCATCTTTGTAATACTGCGTGCTCTCGCTGTATTCTCCAATATATACGGGAATGTCCTTAACATCTCCGTTTGGTCGTATCTGCTTTATAATACCTGTCATGTATACGTTATTGAGGTATGCAGAATAACCGCTCAAATCGGTACGTGTGGGGAAATTGCCCATATAACCTAATTGCAGGGCAATATTATTGTCGGTAAACTCCCACGTGTTCACCCCTGCAAGTATTCTTATATAAGCGCGTGGATAGACGCCGTAATAAACGAAACCTTGCCGCGCTGTGTCTGAACCGTTACCGCGCTGCACAAAGGTCATTCCCACCTGTGGAATAGCTGTCGTACCGCTCCGTAGTTCAAAGTCCACGGTATCACCCGAAACGGCTGTAATGTGTGCGTAAACGGTTGTAAACCCTGCCACCGTTCTGTTGCCCTTTCCGTCATCGCTCGTAGTAGTGGCGTTGCCGCTCTCCATGTGGTAAATTCCGAAAATATAGTCATCAGCTTGGAAAGGGTTTGCCTCGCCATCTTCTAATTTCCATTTTATACCGCCTAAATTGGTTGCGCTGTCATACGCCACACTTTCAACGACGCCACTTGCACAACTCTGTATCTGGTCTCCCTGAATACTCGTTACCCTCTTGTATCTTAATTCGGGAACCTCCAAAAATGAACGCAAAGTAAGGCTATTCAATACCGCGTTTGCGCTCGCATCTATCTTGCCACCCGAACCCAAAAGGCCGTCTATGAAATTCCCGAAAATCGTAGAACCGTAATACTGTGCGCTGCCGTTTACCGTGATATTCTTGTTAAACGTAATATTGCCCTCTGCCGTGTCGTCGTTTACCGCGCTTATAAAGTCATCGCGTGTCGCACTATCTGCGTCAAGTGCCGCCGCGCTGGTAGCGTGTGTGGCCTCATCTGCCGTCTCTGCCGTTTTGGCTGTTAGGGCTTCTTCTGCATATTGCGCCGTTTCTGCGTTTATCGCATTTGTGGCGTTATCTGCTAATGTCGCTTTATCTGCCAGTGTTGCACGGTCAGCAATTGCAGCATGGTCTGCGTTCGTGGCTGTGACCGTTGTACTTTGCGTTACAAGTATGCCACTCGAAGAATACAACCCCGAAGTAGTTGCCGCTTTCTTTTCTCCACTCTTTGATACCTTTGTTATTTTTACGTCTATCATTCTGGAATCTCTTTAAGGGTTAAAGTTGTAGTACCTTCTATCAAATCTTTGTCAAGTGACTGAACAAAGAATTTTTTACCTGTTATTGCTGGGTGCGTGTAATTATAAAAAGGACTTGTAACGCTTCTATGCGTGTAAAGTGGCTGCTCCAATATTATACGTGGTTTGTGGTATTCCGTGTAATAACTATCAACGTAATTTTTTTCGGGCTTCACTTCTTCGCCTTTGTTAAAGTCGTAAATACTTGTAACTCCTAGCCCTGTTTCTTTGCTTATAGGTACGGAAAGCCTCAACGCATTTGTAACACTCAACGCCGCACATTCTTCCGTCGTAAGGGCGGAATTTATTTTAAATTCTATATCATCTTTGGGGTTTAAAAATGTTTCATCCGTGTCGCTGCTATAAATTATATCATCGTTGGCCGTTTCCGTTATAAAGCCGTTATCGCTTACAACTTTGCACTCAAAATCTTTTATTATAACGTTTTCCACATCAGCAAGAACGGCCGCCCCTTTTGCCCCCACTATAATGTCATACCCATCTTGATAAGGGACAACGTTACGCCACAAAGTGCCTTTTGTGTCCATGTAGAAATTGATAGGGCTTAATATCTTGAACTCCACCGCTCCGCTTAATTTGTCTTTTGCCCTTATCGGTATTGCTGTTCCCTCAACGTCTAGCCCCATATTATAAGTTATATTGTTTTGGAACTCAAATTCACTGCCCACAATATAATCGTCAATCGCTGGGTCGCATCCTAAAGAGAAAGATTGTGAATAATAAGTATCTTCATCGTATTCACATTCTGCAAGCGTTTTGTATGTTTGCCACGTGAAATCATCAACGCCTCCCTCTGATTCGGGATTTTCAACAAGACATTTATCACCAATTATAAGCATACATTGAATAACGCCCAATTTGCTAATTAAATCCTCGCTTGTTTTAGTTCCCCAAATAGTTCTACTTTTCTTGTATTTATACTTTTGCGGCTTCTCATCCGAATAACCGTAAAATCCTAACCGCAAAGAACGGTTGCCCACGGGGGTAGTTCTCGGCGTGTCAGCTTTCCACCATTTGCGCGTGTAATACCTGTCACCGTCTTTTAATTTACGTTTCGTAATATCGGGCAAAGGGTCTTCGAGGCCATCCGCGTAATCTATCGAAGTCTTTACGGCTGGGTTTAAAATGAATTTGCCGCTAAATACCAAATAATTTGTGGTTGCACTGTCTGAGGGACTGAACACGCCGCCAGGCGCGCCGCCTTTATACACTGCACACGGTATCATACTTTTTAACGACGCTTTATTAGGAAAGGGGGTGCTGTCTGGGTCTGTAACTCCATTCCCTGCCAAAGAGATAACAAGACAATTGTTCATATCAATTTTTGATACGGGGGAATTGTCTTTTTTATCATCTTTTAGAGTTACGCTCCCTATTCTAAGTAATGCACAACTTTCACCGTCTGAAATGCCGTTAGGTATTACCTGTTGGTTGACATCTCCGTAAATTGTGGGGGTCATTACATCGGTTTGGCCGTTTCTGTAAAATGTCCACCGCTTGTTGTTCATCACTTGCACGTACCACTCAATTTGTGTAATACCGCTTCCCCAAATCTCTATATCATCATCGGTTGACTGTATGAACGTTTTTAGGGGGTCTTTTGTGGTACTTATAAATTCCGTCAAATACTTTTGCCGTCCACTATAAGCCGCTGTTATTGAATCAGAATCAAGAGGTGATTCTATCACGTTTGTAATTTCCGTAACATCATCGGTGAGTACTATTTTATTGAATACCTCTCCTATTGTTACCTGCGCGTTTGTGTCGCTCGCTTTTGAGTTGGATACTGCAATATTTGCCTTTGTCGTTGTTACGGTCTTTCCCGAAACTGTAAGGCACTCCCATTCTATCGTACTGCTATCTTTGTAAAGTGTTTCCCATGAAAAGATATAGCACCATTGCCCAATCTGCACAATATGCAAGTTAAGATATTTTAACACTTCTTCGAGCACATCGGCCATTGTCCACGTATCATCTTCTTCATCGCCTAAAAAAAGAACCTCATTTATAGACAAATCAGAAAAAAGGCTTTTTGCTTGTGCTTCTGTGTTCCCTAATCCTTTGCTCTTATCGTAGTAAATTCCTAATGTCGTAGCCGTCCCGAACGCTTCTTCTAGAATCTCGTTAAAAATTATCTGGTAAAAAGTTTTCGTTTCGCACGCTGCTTTAACATCATCGTAATTTACGCCTTTCTCTCCTATGTGCTTGTATTTCTTGTATTGTAAGGCTGTAAGAATATCAATACAGTTTAACTCCAAATCATCCTCGCTATTTGCAAAGGGTTGATTAAAAGTAAAAGGCTCAACGAATCCCAAAAAGATTAAAACGTTATCTTCCGTAATTGAAACAACCGCCGAACTGCAATCTGCATTGTAAAAGTCTGAATTTAATTCAGTCGTTGAAAGTTTTATTGTGGCCGTGCTTGTTAGTAAGTGGTCGAAAGTGTCGGAAACTTGGCTTTCTATCGTTACCGCATCAGTAGCCGCAAAAAACATCCCATTTGCACCAATTTCGCGCGTTTCCGTTTTGTCTCCATTAGTGGTAATGTTTACCCCTATTATTTGCCCTCTTTTATTTACAAACTTACCCGTGTATAACATAACCGTATTTTTTAAGCTAGTGAAACGCTCGCTTTTCTGCTTACACTTTTCTCATTCTTCAACGCTGCTACCAAATCACGGCCTCGTAAAACAAAGTTACCGCCTACAACAACGCCGCTGGGTTGTATCATTGACCGCAATTTATTCAACGGTGCTACCACTTCAGGGTTGTTGCTCGCCCCTGCATATTCTCCGAATAGTCCTAAAGTAGGGCCGTATGCAATACCTCCCTCTGCATATTTACTTACATTCTTAACCGTTGCTATTGTCGTTACTAATGTTGCTAAACCTGTTGCAGCGAAAGCAAGCCACCCCCACGGGCCAGTTGCCGCCGCTCCTGAAAGTGCCTGAGAAAAACTCAAAGCAAGTGAGGCAATAGCCTGCGCAATCGTTCCTGCTGCGTTGAGGGCTGGGGTTTCCGTTGCATCTCCTAATGCAGAAAAAGCACCACCCAAAGCCTCAACGGCCTTTGCCGCATCTTCGGTTGTTGATTTGGTCTTTTTTAAATTCTTAGGATTTGCATTTATGGAAATCCTTTGCGCCCCTATTTTGTCAAGTTCTTCATTTAGTTCCTTAACGCCTTGTATCAGCACGTCAAGTGGTATGCGCCCCTGCTCGAACAAGTTTTGCAAATTCTGCCCCTGCTCTCTCAACGCCGCCGCGCTACCTGCTAAATTGCCGCCTCCGAAAATACTTGCAAAGTCTGTGGGTATACTCCCTTTTATTTCACCGCTGCTTGTTGTTTGTGCTGCAAAAGTCTGGAACGAAAGTTGCGCCCTCTCTATCGGTTTTTTAATCTCCTTTTTTGTCGCTACGGTTGTTTTAGCCGCTTCTTTCGCCGCTGCTGGGGTGTAAGTGGTTTCTCCGACGCCTAATGCTATTTGATTTACCAGCTTGTCAATTGCCGCGTTATTGGCTTTCTCCCTTGCTCTTAATATACGCGCTTGTGAATCGTTTGCAACCCACTTTTTATTTGCATTTAACATCGCCGCGCTCGTTGCTGTATGTGTCCAATTCCCTTTGCCATCATAATTTAACATACCTAAACTTACACGCGTATTCGCTATTTGTGCCAAATCAGCCTTATCCCCTGCCTTGATTTGGTGACGTTTGTTTGCCGCCTCGTTTGCTGCGTCCAATTCGTTTTGTATCTCCATTTGCTGCGAATAAAGCTCTTGTAGCTTTGCGTATTGTGCAGCCGCTTTCGCCCTTTCTCTGAAAGCCTGTTTTACTTTGGCCGTGTTTTTTGAAAATACATCTTCAGCGTCTGAAACGCTGTTAATAGTTAGCCCTAATTTCTTGAACTCATCTGCGTTGTCTTTTATCCATTGCGGTTTGGCTGCGTCCGACAGTGTTTTCCACTGCGTTTGTAATTTTGTGAAAGACTGCATAAGTTCAGAGTAGACGCGCGAATATTCTGCCTTAAACGCTTCTTGCGCTTTCTTTGCATCGCTGTTTATCGCTTTTAATGTAGCGTTAAACCCTTTTCCCGTCTTCGACGCGCTTGTAAAGTGGCTTATAAGTGCCTCTAAAGCTATCGACAACGCTACTATAACAATCCCAACGCCAGACGCAATAAGAAGCCCCCGAATACATACCGCCGCCGTTGTTGCAGCCCCTGCCGTTCCATACAACGCCCCACGTAACACATTTTGTATTATTGCCGCCGCGCTAGTTACTGCGTTCCATATTCTTGTATAGGTAGAAACGCTAAAAACCGCTGTGCCAAAAACTATAACGCCGCGCCATGTGCTTGTCACAACGCCCAAAAGGGCAGCAAATGCGGCCTTTGCACCTGTTAGCACAGTGACAAAAGAGGCCACCGCAATACTAGCCCGTGTTGTTGTTCCAATTAGTGACCTATAAGGCATTAAAGCCTTTCCTATACTCTCTTTAAAATCGTTCAGCGCGTTTGCCCCTCGTTGCATCTTTCCTGCGTCTGTTTTGGCTAATTCAGTGTTCATGTTACCCACATTCTCGGTAACTATCTGGGCTAACATTGCCGCGCGTTCTTCTTCATCCCCCGTCTTTAATATTTCTGCCTGTGCTTCATTAAACGAAATACCCACACGCCGCAAAGCTGTTACCTGCCCCTGCATCGCTTTTCCGAAAAGGTTTCCTATCGTTTGCGCGTCCTGCGCTGTGGCACTTACTCCCTTTTGCTGTGCTATAAGGTTGTTCATTGCTGGTAACAGTGTTTCGATACTTGACTTTTGAGTTAAGAACGTTGCTACTTGCTGCATCCCTGCAAGCTGTATGTCATCATCTATAACGCCTATCGCCTTTTGCGCCTCTGCAAGTGCGTACATCTGTTTTATGTCTTCTTCTGAGGCGTCCATTCTTTGCCGCATAACCTCTGCAAGACGTTTCTCGTTCTGTACCTGTGTGGCATATTCTCGCGTAAACTCCCCCATAAAGTTTTTAAGGCTCTGCAAAGAATCAAGCATGGAACGAATACCAACGGCCATATTTGTAAAGCCCTCAAAGGAACTTTTAAGGGCGGACGATTCTTTTTGTACAGATTTGAACGCTGCTCCTAACGCCTTGGTATTTGTTACAGCTGTTACTATCTGCTCTTTCCCGTCAATTGCAAGTTTTATGTTAAATTTTATTTCTTTTGCCATTGGATATTATTTTTTTATTATTTTAGTCGCAAACAAAAAATATCAGATTATGGAGTTTATTGAAAATTTGGAAAAAGGGGCTATGCGCTGGGAAATGGAGAAAAAAGAAATCCGCGACAAAGGGGAAACAACTGGGGGGTTTAAATTTTTTATGTTCCTTTTCTTCGTTTGTTTAATCCTTACTATTTATAACCTAATTATTGGAAATACAGATGTTGCGCTCGGAATTTGGTTAATTCTCGCAATTTCATGTCTTTTTTCGGCTGCTTTTTATCACTGATTTAACCGCTTCACCACTTCCTCAAACCTTTTGCGCGCTTCTTCTTTGGGTTGTATCACGGCTTTCTTCTTTTCTTCTTCCCACGGAAAGGGTAGCAAGTCTTTAGGGGTCATACGCTTTCTTACGTGGGGTTGAATACTTATCGTTGCTAACATTCTCATACGCTCCCACTCGTCGCGCGTCTTATGCTCGTATACCTCATTCCATGAATCGCAAATTGCGGTTAATTCGTCTTGCTCTAAGTTGCAAAAATCATCAAAGCGAAGTCCGACAACGCCCATCGCAAAGCCCATTATTTCTTCTATTGTTTTTTTTTGCCGCCTCTTTGCGCTGTCTCTACCTCTCCATCGGTCTCGCTCTGGAACATCCTTTCAGAAACGTTTTTAAGTTCATCAAGACTTACAGAGTCTGCGAAATCATCTAGGGACATATCAAAAGGCACTTTTTCCCTGTTGCAAGCAGACTGCACACAACAATAAAGAAACGTACAATTTGCCGTAACGCTTTCCGTTGGCTCATAGTCTGCACCCGTCTCTTTCTTGTATCTTAAAAAAGCACCCATTAAAGGCATACATGGAAATTTCTTGCCGTTTATATTAATTGTTACTTTCTTCATTTCTTTTTGTTTTTAATTTAAAAAGCCCAAAACAAACCGCGCTTTTCTGGTCTGCCCTGGGCTTCTAATTGTTATTTTTTTAGGATTCTTCCGACTTGCCGGGGTAAACATCAGGCTCGCCCGAATTTTCTAGCTTAATCGTATAAGTTGCATCGTCTTGCGCTGGTGAGGCTTCTTCTAGTGAAGAAATAACAAATTTTCCTTTTAAATAAGGGGTTGTGTCGCTCCCTCTTTGGTATGCAATCACTTCCACCTCATCACCCTTGCCCCAAAGTGCAGACAATTCCGTGAATCCGTTTTCGGTCTCTCCATAGAATCTGAATCCCTCTGCGGATATTGAAATAGACAAACCCGTAACCGCCTTATCCTTGAAAAGCCCTGAACTCTTTGCCAGACTTGCCAAAGGTTTTACTGCGTGGTCTTTTGTCTCGCTCTCAAAGCTCAACGTATGTGTCGAGCAATGCCCAACGGCTTTACCGCCCACGTTAATCAGTAGGTCGGAGCCATTTACGTAACCTGTTGTTTCTGCCATAATCTTTAATTTTTAATTTATTACCAAACTTTTGTCGTAAAGCGCAAAGCAATCGAATACGCCTCGGAGTTATAATCTTCGCTTGCGTCTGTAAGCTGTATAAATTCAGCGTGCAAAGTTTCGCCGCCATCGGTGTAAACAAAATTGCCCACACTGAAAGCCGCGCGCGCCTTTTCTGCCAAATTAACCACGCTTTCGTATTTGTCTGCATAGCAATCGACTTCAAAAGATACCGTTTCCCTTGTGCTGCTTTTTACCGCGCCGTCTGTTGTACTTGTGCGCCTGTAAATGATATAGGGCAAAGTTTCTTCGCTGGGACTTAATACGGGATAAATTGGAATACCCGAAAGCCCCTCATCCTTGCTTAATACATCGTAAATCAACAAACCAATACTTAAAGAAGTCATTTTATAAAAATCCTTTTTGTCGTAATCGCTTTTCTATATTTGCGCGTAAATCGTTGTAAATACTTTCTTCTACAATCGGGGTTGCACTCGCTTCTGCCCTGTCTAGATAGGAATTAGGCTTTATTATTCCCGTGTAATGTCCTTTGCGCTTTCTCTTGTATGTCTTTGTGCGGCTCTTTGTATATCTTCCTTTTGTGCCTGCACTCTTTCCATCTGCGCCGCCTGTAAGCCACATTAAAACGGGTTTTTCAAGTCCCTGCCTATTGATATGATACCCTTTCGTTTTGTACGGTTTAGTGGTTATCATAAAGCCACCGCCCCTGCTGTATACGCGCGCCCTCAAACTGTCGCTTAACGGTTTGCGCGTCCCCTTTCCTAGATCTGTGGCGTTTAGGGCTTCTTTTGCAATGCTTAAAACCTTTTTAGCCGCCTTTCTGTTAGCTGCTTTCAGTGAGTTGCGCTGCTCTTTTGTGCTCAACGCCTCCCATAGTTCTTTAAAAGATTTTTCTACATCACTCATTAACGCGCGTGCAAATCAGAGTTTTCATACCTTTTTGCCTGTTCTCTATCACCGCCGAAACGGTATAAAGATAACCGCCCTTTTCTTCTACCCTGTACCCCTCTTTGATTTTGTGAACGTCACGTATGTTATATTCTGCCGTGTAGGTTGTAAACATTTCCCCCACTTCTTCGCCCATCGAACCCGCGCTTTTCGTTCTTTCGGCGTGTATCGTCCCTTTTTCTATGAACTTAACTTGTTTACCGCCGAACCCGTCTACACCGCTCTGAGGCTCGAAAATAGTCAGCATATAACGCATACGTCCTGCAATCATCTCGAAGAAAGTTTTCGGTAAGGTAAAACCAATACGCCAATGGTGTCAGGGACTTCGTACATATTAGACGCGCTTACGCTCTCGCGCTGGTTGTACCAATGTGCAGCCAACAAAAACGCCGCTTGTACGATAGGCAACGGTAATTCACCGTCTCCCATCTCTTTAAGTTCTGTTTCCGTTCTATTTGTGGCCGTTACGATTGACACAAATGCAGTGTTCATCAAGTGGTTTAAATACTCGTCATCGTCTGCAAAATCATCAGCGCGTGCGTGCTTTTTGAATAGTTCTAAATACTCATTAGTCCCCTCTGCCATCAGTGTAATGATTTGTGGATTTTACTTTTTGCTGTTAGGCCGCTTTAATTTTACCTAATGCGAAAGCCTCGGAGCGCAAAGTGGTAGTACCGTAATTTGCGTTAATTACAAAATCTACCGCGTTGCTGCGTGCCTTGCTGTACGGGTCTACTATGAAACGAATATCTCCGAATAATCCCATTGGTTGGTATTGCCAATCACCTAAACCAATGTAAGTGTCGGTTATTGTGCTGGTGCAATAAACGGGCAAACCGCAAAGCATATCATTTTGAATCATAGGAATGTAAACGCCCTTTTCATTAATTGGCGTTCCCTCTAATGTAGCCTTATTTGCTTCGGTCATTACCCAGCAAAGCCCTGCGCCGTCAACGCCTTTTGCTAGTACTTTAGCTTTCATAGCGTTCAACTCCTTAAAGGTAGGGGTTGCAGAAAGTTCCGTTGCTGTTGCAGCAAGAGAAACGAATGGGCCCTGCAAATTGGTTGCGCCGTTTACCTTTGTCGGAGAGAAAAGCACCTTGTTTATAGTGCGTACAAGTGCTTGAGGCATTACGCGCTTAACAATCGTTTCTAGCAATCCGTTTGTTTGGTTTAGTGCCTCATAGGTAACGGGAATAGCCAACCCCAAACGGTCAGGGTTTGCGGTCAGTTTGGAAAGGGTAATTTTCGTGTCGGTAAGTTCCACGCCCTCCCCTTGTATCGTTGCATCGACTGCCTCGTATACTGGCCATACATAATCTCCTGCAAGTCCCGTCATAAAGGGAATACCTACCTTGTCGAGTATTAACCCCTCTTGCAGTGGGTCTACAATTTCCTGAATGTTCAAAGGCACTAAACCGCCAGCGGTTGCATCTGCTACCTTTGTCATGTCACGGAATTGTATTTGCGTTTGCTTCCCGTTTGCAACATTTTCCCTGATAGTGCTCATAGCTTCCGCGTTTGCGTCGCGGTTTTCTACCTTTGCATTAACTGCGTTGATACGCATTTGATACATCTGGTTTTCTCTTACTAGTGCCTCGTACTCCTTGTTCTCCGCTTCATTTCTTTCGCGGTTTTCTTTCTCGCATAAATCTGCAATCGCTGTAATGCGGTCGCAATTTGCCTGATACTTGTTAATCAAATCTTTTATTTTCATCATCTCTTTTTTTAAGGGTTTATAATTTAGTATTTGCTCTTTCTCTCATCTCTTTTATTTGCTGCCTTATGTGGGCTTCTTGTCTTGTCCTTTCCTCCTTGTATCTTTGTTCTATCTCCCTAACGGAAACGCTCGTATCTGGATAAGCTGGGTCGGCTGCAAGTGTAAAATCGTATACGCCCGTCATGTGCCGAATGATATACGTAATATAGCGCGTATCTCCCTCCACCTCTATTTCTCTCGTAATACTTTCGGGGTCTGAATAATCCACGCCAAAGGCAAAGCTGCAACCCATTATATCACCGCGTTTAACAAGTTCAAGAGCCTTGTCACCGTCCACAGTGTTAGGCGCGTCAAACTCAAAATAAACGCCTTTCTCATCAACGCCATACGATAAAGTGCCTTTGCCGTTCTTGCTTCTTGCTAGTATTAGCTGCCTGTCGTGAAACATGGTCATTTTTATGTCTTGCTCGTTCAAGAACTCAACACTAACCGCGCCTTTGTCTATTTTCTCGCGTATTACATCACCGTTTGACTGATTAAATACGTCGGAATAGGTATCGAATAGAATAGCGTAACCGTAAATTGTGCGGCTTTCTGCCCCCTCTCCCTTTTCTCTTACTTGTAGAGTGTTAGGTGTTAAAATATTTCTTATCTCCTTTTTCATGTCGCTTTGTTTTTTTTATTCTGTCTTGTTCCCAGTTGCTTCATCGTTAATCCCTTTTAGGTTTGCAGAAACAAAGATTTTATCGCCGCCCTCAACTCTTGGCATATTCTCTGCCTCTCTCCAATCGTTAACAGAGTAAAGCCCTGCGGCTATTGTCTGCGTCTGGTATTTTATTCTGCTGTCTAGGTCGCACGCATAAAGGCCGCGCCTATCAAATTGGAATTTTCTTTGCCTTACAAAGTCTCTGGGAATTAGTTTGCGCTGCAACTCGTTTTCTATTTTGCGCAAAATCGGATTTAACGTATTTGACAAAAAGGCCACGTTTGCCATTTCTGCACTCTTGTAGTTGTTGCTCGTATCATCGAACACAAAGGACGGGTGAACCCCGAAGAATCTGCAAATCTCCCTAACCGAAAATTTACGGCTCTCCAGAAATTGCATATCGGTAGAAGATAGGGAAAACTGCTTGAAATCTACTTGGCCAGGCATACCTATAAAACGGTTTCCTGCGTGTACCAAACTGTCTATATCTTCCGCTAGTTTCTCAAGCTGTTCGTCTTGGTGTTCCCCGAATCCGTGCGTCCCTGTCTGGTTGCATACAAGCCCACGCACATTACCGCCGCTTGTAAATCTTGTAAGGGTTTCGCGGTCTCCTGCCGTAGCTATGTTCAGCGTTAAATTTGCATACCCTAATGTGCTAAGGCCGTGTTTGCCGTCTATCGTAATGTTCTTTATGTGTATTATCTCATCTTCGCTGTACGTGCCGCTTATTGCGTTTAAAGTGTCGTTAACAACATAAGTGTCGCTAAATGTGTCGTGGTTTACCGTGCCATTACCGCAAAGGGCTAACCGCCCCAGTTCCATCGTTATCGGGTCTAGTATTGGCACAATATAGGCGTTGCCATAAAGTAGCATTTGTTGCACTACTTGGCTCCAAAAATCGAAAGCGTTGAAAGTTTTATCGGGTTGAACGTTCAGCAAATAATCCATATCGCCGCTCGCTTCTTCTTTGAATACGCCACCTTTGCGCTCTAGGTATCGTATCGGCAAATTTGCCACGCTCTGACTAAGCAACTGCACGCACCTGTAAACGGTTGCAATATTCAGTGGCGCACCGCCTAACAGTGCAGGGGGCAAAGTGTACCGCCCTGTCGCCCTTGGGCTGTCGGTGCTCTCCCTCTTTTCAATACCGAAAAAAGACTTAACGGAATGTAGTATGTTCATTTTATTGCGTTCTTCTACATCTCCAACGTTAAGGTGTATTTTGCACGGTTTTAGGGCTAAAATGAAATTTATTTAATATTATTTAACATTTAACGAACGCAATCAATAAATAGCCTCATGTTCATAAGCATTGTTATAACGCCGTCAATCTTTTGATTTTGCGAACGCTTCACGGGCTTGCAGTTTTCCAATTTGTCCACGTCTAGAACTGCATTGCCAAAGCAATACGCATTTATAGGATTGTCGTTTATGAAGATATGTCCTGTTTTAATACCGTGCTCAAAACTTTCAACGGGTGCTGTAAAATTACCGTAGGTTTGTTTCACTCCTTTCAGCACATTAGACGCACCGCTTGCCGAAAGCATATTTATAACCTCTTGACTTTTCCACGGGTCGTAACCTATTCCCAAAATACGCACGTATTTATTTGCCGTTAAAATGTATTCCACGATTGCACGGTAGTCTATTACTCCCCCTTTTGTTAGTTTGAGGTAGCCGCGTGACGCCCATGTTCTGTATAGCCTCTCGTTTGGGTGTCCTTTTAGTGCTCCCTCTGGGAAAAAGTAAGACGTATGAAATAGAAAGCTCTTGGAATCGTATTTGTAAATTCCTATCGTTACCGCGCTAAAGTCATCGCTCTCGCTTAAATCTATTGCGGCCATACCATCGGGACGGCCTTTCAATCCATCAAGCGCAAACGGTCTGCTTGCAGCCTTTGCCACCGTTGCACTTATCCAACTTCTTTGTTCATTCTCTGAATAGACGTTAAGCAATTTTGTGCGAAAGGCCATCATCGCCTCGCTCCCATTTCTCAACGCGTTTTTATATTCTTGCTCGTAAAAGGTAGGGGTTATCGTTATGCCGTAATGTGGGTGTACTTTCCTCCATGTCTTTTCGCTGTCCTCTGGGTCATCTAGATCAGGCTCAAACAGAGATGCAAATAAGCTATCGTCTTTTATGTCTCCTAAAAGTACGGATTTATAGCCTTGCAGCATATTGTAAAAGGGTCCGTCAAAAACATCGGACGCGGTTGTGATTATTATAGTCAAAGGGTTGCGCCTTACGCCCATTGAGGTAGTAAGCACGGAAAATAATTTGTTGTCCCTCGCTTGGCTAAATTCATCCATTACGATAGTAGACGCGTTAAGGCCGTCCTTTGTCCTTGCATTGGCTGTAAGGCATTGTGCAAACGCCGTTCTGTCTCTGCGTCTGCTTTTTATTATCTGCTCGTTGATAGTATAGCGTTTTTCTTTCGGGTCTATCCGTCTCATACAGCCCCTTATAACATCGAAACACTTCTTTGCTTGGTCTGCACTGTTTGCGCCTGTGTAACACTCTGCATTTGCATCACCGAAAAACATATCGTAAAGAATCGGAGCTGCGCTGGAAGTGGTTTTACTGAACTTTCTAGGCACATACAAAACGGCCTCATGCACAACGCGCCGCCCATTGTTCCAGAACCCGTAAATAGATGCAAATTGAAAGGCTTGTATCGGTGTCAACTTGTAACGCTGCATCCCGTTAATTCCGGGGAAGTATAAAAGCTCATAGAACGTGAAGAACTTCAGCACCTCTCTCTTATTAAGGCCGTATCTCTCGCACATACCGAAAAAACGGGATAAAGCAAGTTGTTCCCACAAATTGTGTTCGTCGCTGTGGGTGCAAACATCACGCGCATACAATTCAAGCCGCGCATCTACATCGCCCAAATTATACGCTCCAATATCAACCGCGCAAAGTTTTTCGCTTATCTCTTTTTTCGCTTCTTTAAGCCTCTCCCTTTCCTCGTTTGTCATGTGCTTCTACTTACACGATAACATAACTTTTTTTGTCATCTTTACAAGTTCGTCATCCTCTTCTTCGTCAATAGACAAATCTGCGGTTGTAAGTCCTAGTGCTTTCATTCCTTTGATCAGCGTTGTTACCGCGTCCCTCTGAATAACAAATACGGGGTGCTGCATCATCTTTTCCCCATACCTCGTTCGCTCCCATACGTAAGGATCTTCCAAAGTGTCAATACAACGCCTACACAGTTCCAACGTTTTTAAAATTCCAGACAATCCCGTTGTTATCGGGTCAAGTGATTTTGTTTGCCCATTGGCTTTTTTCAGAATCCTAACCAATCCTGTTTTATACTCGTTCGTGTTCATAGCTCCAAATATTTTAACATTTCTTAAAGTTTCCCAATCGTGAAAAAATTCTCAACCACACAAAGAGGTTCAGGTGGGGTTTAACGGCCATACCCCCTATTAAAAAAGATACCCCCCCCCGAAAGTTTTTTAAAAAAATTTTTCTTTTATCTTCTCTACCTTGTCTGCTTGTCGCTTCTTGTTTGCTTCCCTGCCGCTTCTTCCCATCTGTGTGTGTATCTTTACGTGGCAATCGTGACAAATGGCTAAAAGGTTTGAGGGGTTAAACATTAGTCTCTCTTTCTCTGAATACGTTAAGGCCGTTTCGACTGGTGTAATGTGGTGTACCTCTTTTGCAGCCTGTAAGTAGCCGTTTTCTTTACATCTTTCACACAGTGGGTTTCTAGAAAGTATTTCATGGCGCAACTTTATCCATCTGGCCGTGTGTATCATCTTCATGTAGTCTTTATCCTTGCTCATGTCGTT